ATGCTTCGCGAGGTCAGTGAGGAGCACACCTTCCCCGGGATCGCCTACGACGCAGGACGCGCCCCCTCTCTCGATCAGGTCGAGCGCGCCTACGAGGACGAGCCGATCAAGGGCCTGGTTACCGCGGGCGACCTGCTTCCGGTGAACCATCCGGACAGCAAGGAGTTCGACGGCAAGGTCACGGCGCTGCAAGCACGCCTGAAGACTGCAGAGGCTCAGAACGAGAGTCTGCAGTCGCAGGGCGGCCGGCCCGACCCGGTGGCGGCACGGAAGGACGCGCGGGCCGCCGAGGGGTTGCTCCGCGCCACCCAGCTGCGCCGCCGCTGGGTCGAAGCGGACGCCAATCGGCCGAAGCCGGTTGAACCTCCGGCCCCGACCAGCACGACCACTTACCAGGTGGTCGCGACCCCCGACGTTCTGGCCACGCTGCAGGAGCAGATGAACGCCGCCGCTGCCAACCCTGACGCACGCCACGTCATCAGCGGGTCATGACTGCCGGGGTGGCAACGCACAACGTGGCGGTAGAGCTGGCCGCCTGTGTCTTGGCGATTCAGCAGCGCGTCGGGATGATGCTGGCCCACCAGCCGCCCCGGATCGGTGCGATCGACGAGCAGGCCGTCGCGGCGTTCGTGGCATGTTCGCCGATGTGGCTGGAAATGGCTACGCCGGTCGCCCGGGAGCTGGCCGGCCAGGAGGATCTGGCTGGGCGGTATGTGGCGGAGCTGGGGTCACACCTTGATGCCGACGCCGCAGCCGCACTGTCTATCGCGATGGACGTACAGCTGGCCAAGGGGCAGCACCCAGACGTCGCATGGCAGCGCGCCGTGGCCGGCTACGGGCTGGCCGGCCCAGCGATGCGCAGCTACATCGCTGCGGCAACGAAGGTCGACAAGGACGGAAGCATGGCGCTGTTGTCCACCTCGGGGGCGGCAGCACGGAGGGCGCTGCTGGCGCAGGCCGACAAGATCGGCAGCCGGGAGGTCACTGCCTGGTCCATGCTGCCGCCCGAGGTCGTGTCGAAAGCCGGATACGAGGACGAACAGCGCCGCGATGAGAACGGGCGTTGGACCACCACCGGCGGCCCGGCGCCGCGGACGAAGCTGAAGCTGAAGGAGCAGACAGCTCCCGATGTTCTCGATCGATTGGCAGCTGATGTGACTCCTGACGATCGGTACGCCGGTATCGGTCCCGACCGATACGCGCAGGCCAATCGCTATGCCGACGTCCCCTCCGATCGTTACGCGGCGGCCAACCGGTACGCGGCGGTCGATCGCTACGCCGACGTGCCCACCGACGATAGGTACGCCGCTGCTAACGCCGCTGCTGCCCGCTATCGGTACCTGGATGCGAATAAGCCGTTGTCGCGCAACGACATTCGACGGATTTACCTTCTTGGGGGTACTCCTCCCAATGAGGCACCGCCGCCAGCACCGACCGTTGTGGACGCTGATGGCTACTCCCTGTATCTGCCGATGCGAGCAGTGGAGCCGTACTACTTCGATACAGGTCTCCCCTCGGCGCGCACCGTGATGAACTTCCAGGTGATCCGCGAGCACTTCCGAGATATCCGAGAGGAAGCCAACCCGATCGAACTCACCGACAGCAGGTCGCCATGGACTGTGGTGCAGCCATCGTTGGTGGACGTCAGCGATGGAGAGTGGGAAGCCATCATGGCCAACGCGGTCCCGCGTTGGCATGACGTCCAAGAGGACCCGATGAAGTTCGTTGCTGAGCTTGGTGTCACCGATCTGGCCGAGATTGCCGAAAATGCCGGATACCCGCCGAGTCTGTCGACGGAGGCTGAGTACCGGAAGTTGATCAATGATGATGTCGCGATGCGGGACAAGGGTGTCCATAGCGAAGTACGGAGTTATGACGGTGCCGTCACCTATTACGACCCTGGCCTGCTGGACGCGCTGGCTGATTATGTCGTTTGGAGAACCCCTGACGAGGAGTTGGAAGATCTGCTGAACTCCTACTCCAGCTTCAACAGGCTCAACGAGACGCCGATCCCCGGTGTGATCTCGTTTGGTGCACGCCTGACCGGTGACGAGGACTCAGCGAACATGCAGGGGACCTACAGAGTCGAACAGGTGCAGTACCACTCTGCGATCGGCACGTTCGGCCACGGAGCGCCTGTCGGCAAGATCGCGCTGCGGGAGCTTCACGTGAAGCCGGAGCGCGTCTAGCGGCGTCGACCAAACTGGGGGTATGCCGCAGCCCTTCGCCGTTGACCCGGTGTTCGCTGAGATTGCGAAGGCGATCTACGGCGACATCGACCCTCGGGAGTTGGCCAAGTTCTCTCCGGGTCCGTCTGACGTGCATGTCGACGGACCGATCTCTGCGGACGAGGCCAAGAAGCAGAAGAAGATCGCCCTCACCGGCTTGGGCGCTACCGGCGTTGCCACCGTGGGCGGCATCCACGCGATCAAGGCATCTGTCGTGGAGAACAAGGTGCGCGCTGCAGCCGCGGCCGCAGGTGATCCAGCGGCTGGCAAAGCTACTGCTGGGATCGCCCGCCTGGCGCGCATCAAGCCCAAGACCGCGGCCGCCGTTGTCGGTGGCGGCATGCTCGCGCTGCACGGAGTTGAACTTCTCGGGGACAGCCTGGGGGCGCGTGCCCAGATCAAGGCGGTCAACGCCGCCAACGCGGCCGGTGCGAACAAGCCTGTGTCGAAGGCATTCCGGCTCAAGCCACTCAATGTGATCGTCGACCGAGTGCCGAGTCTGCGCGCCAAGCGCCCGAAGCTCGCTCCGCCGTCGTCGGGCCCGACGACCAAGGCCGGGGTGTTCCAGCCGGTCGGGAAGGGCATTGGATCTGCGCTGAAACTGAGGCGCGTGAAGCCCCCCAAGCTGACCGGCGACGCCAGGCTGGAAGCCGTCGAAGCCGAACGCCGCGCAGGACTCACAGCCAGGTCGGCCCCCAGCACGGAGCGTTTCCGCAGCCCCAAGTGGTATGCGGAGGCCCTGGGCCTGCCGCCGCCGGTGTCGAAAGCCATGCGAGTCGGTCACGTCCGGCGAGTGATTCGGAACGTCGAGAGCGCTTCAGGGCACGCCGATGAGGCTGCGGAATCAGCCGCTCAGGCCAGCAAGAAGATCGCTGCCCTGATCCCAAAACCCCGTACCGCGGCGGCCGCCGTGGGCGGTACGGTAGCGGCCGCAATTGGGTTGCCCGCTGCCAGTTCCTACGCCGGCTCCTATGCCGGGGGCCAGCGTAGGAATAAGAAAATCGTACCTGTGTCCAAGTCCGAGCTCGCAGACGTGACGTGGACCGGGCAGATCGCCAAGGTCGACACCGACAAGCGTCAGGTGTTCGGCTGGGCCTCGGTGTCAGCGATCAACGGCGAAGATGTCGTTGATCTGCAGGGTGACATCGTCCCGATCGATGAGGTCGAGAAGTCTGCCTACCGCTATGTGATCGAGTCCCGCAAGGGCGGCGACATGCACAAGCGGGTGTCCAAGGCCGGGTTCGCGCTCGCTACCGACCAGCCGCTGCATACCGCGGACATGATCGAGTCCTTCGTCGTCACTCCGGAGAAGCTCGAGAAGATGGGCCTCCCGGCCAACGCGTTGCCGCATGGGTGGTGGGTCGGATACCACGTCAACGACGACGCCCAGTGGGCGATGGTGAAGTCCGGGGAGCGCGCTGGGTTCTCGATCCACGGCAAGGGGTCCCGGACCGCGGTCTCCAAGTCGGGGCCGAAGCTCCGAGAGCGCGCCAAAGAGGTTGTCGAACGTACGCAGATCAAGGAGCGCACCAAGCAGGCGATCCATCCGCCGGCAGTGAAGCTGCACCCGGTGAAGTCGACCGCGGTGGCGTCGATGGGCTATCAGCCGCAGACCAAGCGGCTCGCCTACGAGATGCACTCGCGGCCAGGACGGCCGTACGACTATCGGGTCCCGGCTGGCAAGGCTGCCGAGGCGGAGACCGCCCCGTCGATCGGACACCACTACGCCACTCAGGTCCGCGGGAAGGAACCACGAGCCATGCGCTACACACCGGCTGACCGAGTGCGGCTGTTTGCCAACCCGCAGGTTTCCAAAGGATCACGGATCGGCGGACTCAAAGCCGTCGCCCCTGTTGTCGACTCGGCCGCCGCCGGCACCCCGGGCGTCCCGCCGAATCCGGTGAGCCCGCTGAAGGCGAAGGTGAATGCGATCCTCAAGCCGCTCAGGGGTAACTCTGCAGCGCCGGCCGCTCCGGCAGCGACCACCGCGCTGGGTGCGAAGCTGCCCGCGAAGCCGGGCGTGCCGACGCCTCCGATCGTGCCGGACATGCCGGTTACGCCCAACGGGCAAGCTGTGACCAAGCGTTCCGCGTTCGGCGTCGAGCTGGCCAAGGGGTTCCTGCCGGGCGAGGGTCCAGCTTCGAGCGGCCTCCCGGGCGACAACAGGGAGGCCCAGTTGGCCCGGTCCCGGCGGAAGGTTGGCCTGAGTACCGCCGGTGTCGGTTACCTGCTGGCGTCTCGGTCCAAGGACGTCGCGCCCGGCGCGGCGGACCTGATCACCCGGTCATCGAAGAAGATCGGCGAAGAAGAGCGCGCGATCAAGGTCAAGGCTCGGACTGCACGGATCGGCAGGGTATCTGGCAAGGGTGGCGCTGCCTTGGTGGGCGGCGGCCTGCTACTGGCCGGCGAGGGTGCCATCAATGATCTGCGGCTCCGCAATGCGCATGGCCGGGCTCGGCAGGAAGTCAAGGCGAAGGTGGGCGAGAGAGTGCAGAAGTCTGCGTTCGGCGTCGAGCACGAGGTGTCCAAAGGGATTCCTGGCCTGGGAGGGGTAGGTGCCCAGATTGGAGCGAAGCTCGCTGGCATGTCCGGCGCTCGGACTGGGCTCAAAATCGGGGCGAAGCTCGATCCGGTTGCGATCAAGCTCAAGCCGATCGGCACCAAGATTGGCGAGAGTGCCAAGGCCGGAGGGCTCGCACCGGCGAGGTTTACGCCGGAAGGGATCAGGCCCACCAAGGCGGGCGTGGGTTACATGGCCGGCGGAGCTGGGCTCACCTTGGGTCTAGCCAAGCCAGACGGCAAGGTTGGCAAGGCGTACGACTCCGAGCGCTCTCGCCATGGTCGCCAGGACATGTACTCCGGTGCGGCCACCGGTGGTGCGGTCGTCGCCGGGGCGGGTGCCGTCGAGGCCGGTCGTCGCGCAGGCAAGGCGAAGCGACTGTCGACCATCCTGCAGAACAGCTCGGATCAGTCCCGCGCCCGCATGCAGAACAAGCTGACCCTGCTGTCTAAGCCAGTCAATGCGGGCGGTGAGCCCAAGTCTGCGGCGAACATCAAGACCCTGACGCAGAATGACCGTGCTGCCGCAAGTTCCGGGAAGTCCGCGGTGAAGCTCGCCGGGAAGGCCAAGAGACTGACCCGCGCCTCAGGAGCGGCGGCTTTCGGTGCTGCCGCACTGGGCGGGGCGGCATACGGCCTACATGACTACGATCGCCGCCGCGGCGGCGCTTCCTACAGATACTGAGGAGTTCGGGATGACAATGTCAGCGTTCGGCGTCGATGACAGCCGCATCAGCAAGGCAGACGAAAAGAAGGCCACCGGCGGTCGGATCGCCACTGGCGCCATCGTCTCCGGATGGCACGGCGCGGCTGCCGGCAAGAAGGGCAAGAAGTTGCGCGCCATGGGCAACGAGGTTGGTGGCAGTGCTCTCGGGAGCGCCGCGGGAAGCACGCTAGGTGCTGTGGTGTCGCGAGGGAAGTCCACCGGCGCCCTGGCGGGGTCAATGATCGGCTCGTACGCCGGAGGTGCTGGCGGGACTGTCCGCGCGCAGCGTATGGGGCACTACAAGCCCCAGCCGTGACCACGAGAACAAGGGTTGAGCCAATGACGATGTCAGCGTTCGGTGTCGAGGACGGTCGTATCTCCAAGGCCAATGGCCGGACGGGGATACCGGGGTCTCGTGACGATGACTCCGGTGCCGGTCAGGTTGCTACAGGTGCGGCACTGGGCGGTGCGGCACTGGGCGGATCCCGGCTCAGGCGTAGCGCACAGCTCCGCCCGGTCATCCAGGCGAACGACCAGAAGGCTGCTGCTGCCTGGAAGGCGCATCGCTCCACCGAGGCGATCAACTACACGACCAAGGCGGAAGGCGCCGCCAGGGGCGCCAAGACCCTCCTGCGCTCCGGCTCCAAGCGGGCTGCCATTGGTGCTGTCGGTGGCGCCGCGTTGCTCGGGCTCGGGTCACCTCGCCGTAATCGCGACAGCCAGGTTGCCAAGGGCGGTGCCCACGCGGCCCTGACTGGCAAAGCCCTTCGGAAGCTGAAGAAGACCCAGCAGGCCGAGATCGATCTCCGGGCCCGAGTGGCGGCCATGCCCTCGATGCAGCGCCAGGCGGCCCAGTCTCGTGCCCTGTCCTCGCCGCGGGCCAAGCAGTTCCAGAGCGAGCAGGACGCCCTGTGGAATCAGGCCGGAAGATAATCCGCCTTGCGTCTTGCAGGGCCACAGAGACTTAGAGCAAAGGAGGCGGACACATGCCGAAGCGTGTAGTGCAGCGGGTTACCGACATGGAGATCGATGAAGTCTCCATGGTGGACCGCGCGGCGAACACGTCCGCTGCGATCGTGTTCTCCAAACGCGCTGACCAGGAGGAAAGCATGCCCGACTACACGGACGCGGATGGCAATCCGCTCGACCTGAGTCAGTACGAGGAGGGGACCATCCTCGAAGACGAGGCCGGTAACCGCTTCGAGGTCACCTTCGGCGACGAAGGCGACGACGAAGACAAGGGCGATTTCACGGATGCCACGGACGCTCGCGAACTCGCCTCTGTCGGCAAGTCCGCGTTCGGCGCTCCCGCTGAAGACGAGACGATCGCCTCAATCCGCGAGGCGCTGTCCAAGGCAGTGAGCGACGACGACCGCACTACGGTCCTGTCCAAGGCGTTCACCACCCTGAGCAAGCGCGCCGCGGCGGCCGAGGCACGGCTGGCCAAGGCAGAGGAGATCGCCAAGAGCGAGCGGGACTTGCGCCTGGAGCGCGAGTACATCGCCAAGGCCGCCGAGTACAACGTGCCCATTGCGGCCGACGAACTCGGCCCGGTGCTGATGCGGGCATCGGAGGCGCTGTCCTACGAGGACTGCGCGGTGATCCACAAGGCCCTGACTGCCGCCGGCGAGATGCTGTTCACCGAGGCAGGCTTCGACGGTGTCGGATCCCCCGAGGACCCGATGGCACAGATCGACGCTTTCCTGGACGACCGGGTGTCCAAGAGCACAGACACCACCAAGGCGGGCGCGATGACCGCGTTCTTCGACGACAATCCGGCGGCGTACGACGCCCTCCGGTCCGAGCGGCGCTGAGGAAAAGGCCATGGCATACGACGAAACCCTGAAGTCCATCACCCTGGACGCTGATGCCTCCATCGGGATCTACACCGGCGTGGCCGGCACCCGTGGCGCGCTCAGCCCGAACGGCGGCAAGCAGTACTACTTCGTGGACATCACCGGAGAACACAAGGCCGGACTGACAGGCGCAGGCGAAGTCGCTATCGGAGTGCTGCAGAACAAGCCGCAGCACGAGGGCGATGCAGCCACCGTTGCCATCTTCGGAGTCACGCTGGTGGTCGCCGGTGAACTGCTGACAGCCGGGATGAGTGTGGCCAGCGACGCTGACGGCAAGGCCGTCGAGAGCGGCAATGGCGATTCGGTCCTCGGTCGGGTCGTCATCGGCGCTGGCGCCGAAGATGAACTCGCCTCCGTGCTTCTGACGGTCTGAGAGGACTGAGAAAACATGCCCCAGAATCCCGGCGGCTCCGATCTCCACATTGATCGACCGCTGACCAACGTCTCGGTCGCCTACTTCCAGGACCCGAACGACTTCATCGCGGACAAGGTGTTCCCCTCCTTGCCCGTCGACAAGCGTTCGGACATCTTCTGGAAGTACTCCAAGTCCGACTGGCGCCGTACGGACGCGCAGCGGCGCGCCCCCGGCACCGAGTCCGTGGGTATCGGCTGGTCCAACCAGACCGATAACTTCTTCTGCGACGTCTACGCCGTGCACGTCGACATCGACGCGCAGACGAGGGCGAACGCGGACAGCAACTGGAACCTGGATTCGGACGCCACGCGCCTGATCACCCAGCACCTGCTGCTGAACAAGGACCGCCAGTGGGCCAACTCGTACTTCAAGACGGGTGTCTGGGACGTCGAGAAGACCGGCCATGCCGGTTCTGTCGGTGATCCGGTCAACGCCGCTGACGAGTTCGTGCAGTGGGACCAGGCCGCATCGGATCCGCTGACCGACTCCACCAACTGGCTCACCGACTTCCGGCTGAGTGTTGGGCGCAAGGCCAACTTCATGGTCATGGGCACCGACGTATGGAAGGCGCTCAAGAACCACGAGGCGATCCTGGATCGCATCAAGTACACCCAGAAGGGCGTCCTCACCGAGGAACTCGTCGCTGAATTCCTCGGCATCGAGAAGCTGTACATCGGCTACGCCTCGGAGGGCACCGGCCCGCAGTTCAACGACGGCGCGGCGCAGGACGATGCCACGACGTACGACTGGATGCTGGACACCAAGGGCATCCTGTTCGGCTACGCGCCGAGCCGCCCTGGTCTGCTGGAGCCGGCCGCCGGGTACACGTTCAACTGGCGCGGATACGGCGCCGGCAACAAGTACGGCTTGACGATGAGCAACTTCCCCGACCTGAAGACCCGATCGGATCGGATCGAGGGCGAAGCTGCCTACGACATGAAGGTGGTCTCCAAGGACTGCGGAGTCTTCATCAACGACGCCGTCAGCACTCCGGGCGCCTGATCCAGAGCTACTCATGAGGTCCTCCCGTGGGGCCAGTCAGGCCACGCCCTCGCCCCGCCCGAGGACGTGGCCTGATTCATGTGAAGGGACACTCCGTTGATCGACACCTACCAGGCCCGCCGGCCGTGCTTGATTGGCAGCACACGGCGGGAGCCCGGTGAAGCGGTTCCAGAGGCACACCTGTGGCGTCTCGTCGATGGCATGGTCCACGGCGGCCGGCTCATCAAGGTTCAGATGTCGGAGGCCGACTTCGCGGCCGCGGTGGCCAAGCACTGCCCCGAGAGTGCGAGTGCGATCTACGACAAGCTCGGACTGCAGCCGCTGACGCTGCCGAACGAGAAGAGCCGCAAGCGGCCGGGAAAGCGGACCATCGTGACGACTGTCCCTACGGAGATCGTCGACACCGAGAGCGTGTAAGAGATGACCTACAGCGGGGATCCGGCCGATTCAGGACTGAATGCGGTCCGGTTCTGGGCGCAGGACACCGGCGACCCTCCCCTGTTGGCCGACGCCGAGATCGAGTACCTGAGCAACTTCACCGGCCTGGACATCGTCGGCGAGCCGGTTGAACTGGCCGCGGTCGTCGCCGACCGGATCGCCGCCAAGTACGCCGGAGAGGTCTCTATCTCCTCTGATGGCGTCACCTACTCCGGCGACCAGCTGCAGACCAAGTACAACGCGGTGGCGAAGGAGCTGCGCAATACGCACTCGCGGGTGCTGATCGCGGGGGCTTATCCGTTCGTCGGCGGCCTGCAGCGGAGCCGGAACTTCGGCGTCGGAATGCACGACACCCCCAGGGGTGCCCATCAGGTCCTCGAGCAGTCCGGGGACGACCAGCTCGGGGAGAACATCGACGATCTCACCGGAAGATTCTGATCGCGATGTCCCCCGTCAGCGACACTGCGATCGCGAAGATCCGTGCACGCACGGAGGGCAGCATGGACGGCCTCGTCACGATCCTGCGGGGCAAGCCGGGGACGCTGAACAAGGCCACCGGCCGGGTCTCCGGCATCACCGATGCCAGGCAGATCTATGGCGACCCGGTGGCCGCCGGCACGATCGGCACGGTCGGCGGCAAGGCGCGAGTCCACACCGTGACCGGTCAGGGGTCCCTATCGCTCGGGCCTGGACAGATCGACGTCCGACAGACCACCGTGTCGATCCCCTGGGATGCAGACCCGGTGTATCGCGACGACATCGTCCTGGTCCGCTCTGCCGGCCGAGACAGCTCGCTGACCGGGGCGACGCTGCGCGTGGTGGAGGTGGCCGGCGGAACCCTGTTCGGCGACGCGCGGCGCCTGTCCTGCACCTTGTGGGGCCGTTCTGCCTACTGGGACGGTGACGGGTCATGAGCAACGGCATCAGCCTGCAGGACTATGTCGACGAGCTGGGGCACGCGGCCGGGGCCGGGGCGGCTCGGATTGCCACGTCGGTGACCGCCAGCGGCAACGTGCAGGCCAAGACGGGGTTCGTCGGGCCGCAGGTGCCCGGAAACGCGCTCCGGTCCATCCTGGCTCGTTCCAGCGGCCAATCCAGCCGTGTCTCGAACGCTGCCAATGCTGATCAGGTGCCCAAGATCGCCAACCAGATGGCCCACAACGCCCTGCGCCAAGGTGCCGACCTACTGTCCGGAGGTGGGTAGTGGCGACGGTGCTGCGGTCCTCCCTGACAGAACTGGTCCTGACCACTCTGCGCACGAGCGGTCTGGTCATCGGGGACGGCGAGGTGCCCGATGCCAACTGG